ACGAACAACTTAATTTTATAAGATCTAAATTTGAAACTGGAGGAAGACAATGAGTGTGGTTCAAGAGCCTGAAGTTAAGTGGGCACCCGAACAGATGGTGGAGGTAACCCTTAATGAACCTGATGATTTTTTAAAAGTCCGTGAGACTTTAACAAGAATTGGTGTAGCATCAAGAAAAGAAAAAAAGATATATCAATCATGCCATATCTTGCACAAGCAAGGAAGGTATTATCTTGTTCATTTTAAAGAATTATTTGCATTAGATGGGAAACACGCTAACCTTACTTCTAATGACGTTCAGCGTCGCAACCGTATTGCTCAGCTCCTTGCTGATTGGGGATTGGTTGGTGTCGTAGATGCTACTAAGATACAAGATATTGCACCTCTAAATCAAATTAAAGTGTTATCGTATCGTGATAAAGGTGAGTGGATACTAGAAACAAAGTATAATATAGGTAGCAAGAAGAAAAAAGTTGACGAATCCTAATAGTCTGTATAATGGTATCAATGAACGTCTTTTCTATACTTTAGGAAAACGTCCTGATAGTGCTTCGCTTCATGATTTCTATATGGCATTAAGTTATGCTGTAAGAGATCAGATGATGAACTATTGGTTGTCTATGGAGGCACCCACTGATAAAGAGGTGGCATACCTTTCAGCAGAATTTTTAATTGGGCCACAACTTGGTAATAATCTTATAAGTCTTGGTATAAAGAAGGAAGCAGAAGAAGCATTAAAATCATTTGGATATACATTAGAACAAATTTTAGATGTAGCCGAAGAACCTGGATTGGGTAATGGTGGTCTTGGTCGTTTGGCTGCTTGTTATATGGATTCCTTGGCGACTTTACAAGTTCCTGCTACTGGTTATGGTATAAGATACAAGTATGGTATATTCAAGCAGCAGATAAGAGATAATCAACAAATAGAAGTAACTGATAATTGGTTACATGGTGAATGGCCTTGGGAACTTTGTCACCCAGATGAATCAGTTCATGTTGGATTTGGTGGTAAGGTAGAAAATTATGTATCGGATAGAGGAAATTATAGAGTAAGATGGGTTCCTGAAGAACAGGTTATTGCTGTTCCTTATGATATCCTTCAGTTAGGATATAAGGTTAATAACTGCAATAGGATCAGACTATGGAGAGCAGATGCTACTGAGACATTTGATTTCTATGCATTCAATATAGGTGACTATATGGGATCTGTAGAACAGAGTGTCTCATCTGAGACTATTTCTAAGGTTCTATATCCTAATGATGGAACAGATGCTGGTAAGATATTACGATTAAAGCAACAACATTTCTTTGTGAGTGCATCTCTTCAAGATATGTTGAGAAGTTTAGATAAACGTGGATATGATATAGAAGATTTCCCACATCATTGGCAGGTTCAATTGAATGATACTCACCCTGCTATTGCAGTTGCTGAGTTGATGAGATTGCTGGTCGATGAAAGGCATCTTGAATGGGAAACTGCATGGGATATTGTAACTAAGTCTATTGCCTATACAAATCATACATTGATGCCAGAGGCATTGGAGAAGTGGGATCTTAAATTATTTAAGACTCTTCTACCAAGACACATGGAAATTATCTATGAGATTAATCGTAGATTTTTACAAGTGGTACGCTTACACTATCCTGCTGATGATAACATGTTGGAGAAAATGTCTATCATTGATGAGCGTGGTAATAAGGCAGTTCGTATGGCACATCTAGCCACCATAGGTTCTCATCATGTAAATGGTGTTGCCGCATTGCATTCTGAATTGGTCAAGACTCAATTGATGCCTGAGTTCTATGATTTGTGGCCTCATAAGTTTACCAATGTGACTAATGGTGTTACTCCACGTAGATGGATTGCATCTTCTAACCCTGCTCTTACTAATGTAATTAATGAGTATGTGGGTGAAGATTGGATTACCGATATGGATGCTCTTAAAAAGTTGGAAGAACATCAATATGATCCTATTCTTAATCAGAAAATTGGAGAAACAAAGTTATTGGGTAAACATCATCTTGCAACATATATTTTTGATAACCTTGGTATTGCAGTAGATCCATCAAGTATGTTTGATGTGCAGGTAAAAAGAATACATGAATATAAGAGACAGCATTTACTTGCTCTGTGGATTGTTTCCCAGTATTTAAGAATTAAAAATGGAGTTGATGTAGTTCCTCGCACAATAATATTTGGTGGTAAGGCAGCACCAGGATATTACATGGCTAAATTGATTATAGAATTTATCTGTAATATTGCCGAGGTAGTAAATACTGATCCTGATATGGATGGTAAGTTACGTGTAGTATTCTTACCAAACTATAGTGTGAAGTTAGGTGAGAAAGTTTATCCTGCAGCAGATTTATCAGAACAGATTTCTACTGCTGGTAAAGAAGCATCTGGTACAGGTAATATGAAGTTCCAGATGAATGGTGCTTTAACTATTGGAACACTTGATGGTGCAAATGTAGAGATAAGAGAACTTGTAGGGGAAGAGAATTTCTTCTTGTTTGGGCATGATGAAATAGGTATTGCAAAATTGTGGGAAATAGGGTATGATCCTAAGAGTCATATGAGTTCTGAACTCTGGGAAGTTATTAATTTAATTAAGGGTGGTCATTTCAGTCAAGGAGACAAAGAGAAGTTCGAACCTTTATTAGATAATCTTCTTAATCATGATCCTTTCTGTGTCTTTGCAGATTTTTCTGATTATTGTGATGCACAAGATCGTGTAAGTAGAGCTTGGATCAATCGTGATGCGTGGAATAGAATGTCGTTATTGAATACTGCCAGATCAGGATTCTTTTCATCAGATCGTTCTATTAGAGATTATTGTTCTAAAATATGGAGTATTAATTAATGAGAACGCAAAACAAAGAAAACTATTATTATATGTTTTGGGTGGTGGCAATGATTGCTTTCATAGCACCCCAAGTATTAACAGCAGTTGCATACCATAAAATTGCTGATTATTTAAATAATCAACCAGTAAAAGTTCAGGTAGTTAAATGAAATTTAAAGCAACTATCGCTGTAAAGTTAAGAGGGTCTGTATCAGATGCTGCTGGTAATGCTGTGATGAATAATACTCATAGGGTTGCTCCTGAACTTAAATCAAATCTGTTAAGGATTGGTAAGCATATTGATTATTGGTTTGAGGCAGAAGATCGTGAAACAGCAGAAAAGGAATTGTATCTTCTTTCTGATAGATTGTTAGCAAACACTGTAATAGAAGATTGGGAATATGAACTGTGTGAAACAGAAGAAACTGGTATAGGTAATATATCAAATGATAATGCTGGCACATCAAAACATGCTTTGTTTGATAAATGAAAAAATATTTATTTGATGTGGATGGGACGATAACTCCCAGTAGAAAAAAAATTAAACATGAGTTCTGGGCACCCTTTCTTATGTTTTGTCGTCAGCATGATGTTTATCTTGTTACTGGGAGTGATAGAGCAAAAACTGTAGAGCAGGTAGGATTGGATATATTCTATACAGCTAAAAGAGTTTATAATTGTTCTGGTAGTGATGCTTATGAAAAAGATGTAAATGTTTATAGAGATGATTGGGAGTTACCAAAGGAAGTTGAAATGTTTTTACAAGATGAATTAAATTTCAGTAAATTCCCTATTCGTAATGGATTGCATATTGAAAGAAGACCAGGAGGAGTTAATTTTAGTATTTTGGGAAGAGGTAAAGATCCGTCAGCAGGTAGGAAGGAATATGTTGAATGGGATAAGAAGCATGGTGAAAGAGAGTATATTGCAAGAAGATTGTTGTATAATTTCCCATATCTTTCTGTGGCATTGGGAGGTCAAACAGGTCTGGATCTAGGCCCTTTAGGTAGTGATAAAAGTCAGATATTAAGAGATTTTTCTAAAGATGATGAATTATATTTCTTCGGTGATAGAATGGAAGAAGGTGGTAATGATTATTCTTTAGGGGAAGCAGTAAAGAAAAGGGGCGGTAAAGCGTATCATGTTAAAGATTGGAAGGATACCCGAACCAAATTAATAGAGTTAACCGATGCCCCAAAATAAGAATGTGTGATTAAATAGTAGTGTCGCCGTAAGGGACAACATTTACACTCGCTTATTTAAGGAGAACTATCATGGGCACACTACAACGCTATCACTCAGCTAATCTTCCAGAATTAATGGATAGGATTACAAAGAACAGTATAGGATTAGATGATTACTTCAATAATTTCTTTAGTTCTGAGTTTCCAACAACTAATTATCCCCCATACAATTTGATACAAGTAAATAATCATGAATCGAAATTGGAGATTGCTCTTGCGGGGTTCGGAAAAGACGAGGTTAAAGTCTATACCGAATTTGGAAAGTTATATGTCGAGGGCAAAAAAGAAGAATCAGAAGTTGATGGAACATTTGTCCACAAAGGATTGGCCCAACGAAGCTTCCAGAGAGTTTGGACGGTCTCCGACGATACGAAGGTTGGATCCGTCAAGTTTGAAGATGGACTTCTCACGGTGGAATTAAATAAAATAGTTCCAGAACATCATGCTCGAAAAGAGTATCTATAAATAAAATGGTTCGAGATGGATCAAACGGGGTTCCTTGACGGAACCCTTTTTTATTGGTATAATAAAGAGGATTAAATAAAAAAATGTCAATTAAACTTGCTGTTTTAAAATCAGGTGAAAATGTAATTGCTGATATTAAAGAACTTATCTCTGATGATAAAGTTTGTGGATATCTCTTTACAAAGCCACATATTGTAAATACAAGAACCCCTATTATTCTTACTGAAGAGAATACATCTTCTGGGAATGTAGAAATATCTTTGGTTCCATGGATTATGTTAACTTCTGATACGAAAGTACCAGTTCCCACTGATTGGGTAGTTACAATCGTAGAACCTGTAGATGCAGTTAAAACAATGTATGAGGAAAAAGTAAATGGCCAAAGTAGTCAAACTGATAGTTCTGACGAGCAAAGAAATCTTAGTGAGTGAGATTGAAGAGGTTGTTAGTGAGATTGGAGAACCTGATTGTAAATTGATTCATCCAGTAATATTAAAAACTACTGATGATAAACTCACAATTCAAGAGGGTAAAGTCACTCTTACCCCTTGGTTAAGTGAATTTACATATGACAAGACTTTTATGATAAGTTCTGATAAAATAATTACACTTGCAGAGGTTGCACCTCAAATTCTTGAAAAATACGAAGCTCTTATTAAAAAGAAATGAGATTCTACACAAACGTTCAGATGGTTGGAGACAACTTCTTGGTTCGTGGGGTTGAAAATGGAAGACATTTTGCCACCAGAGAGAAGTTTTATCCAACTCTTTTTGTCTCTTCTAATAAGAAGAGTAAGTATAGAACTTTAGAGGGTGAGTATGTTGAACCTGTTGAACCAGGTACTGTTCGTGAGAGCAGAGAGTTTATAAAGAGATATGATGGTGTTGAGGGTTTTAAAGTTTATGGTAATGAGAGATTCATATATCAATATATTTCTGAGAAGTATCCAGAGGAAGAGATAAAGTTTGATACAAACTATATTAAGATAACCACGATTGATATTGAGGTGGCATCAGAGAATGGATTCCCTGATGTGGAATCTGCCGCAGAAGAAATATTACTTATTACCCTACAGGATTATAATACAAAACAGATTCGCACTTGGGGATTGGGCCCATTTAATAATAAGCAGGAGAATGTTATTTACAAAGGTTTTAGAACAGAGTATGAACTTTTAACTGATTTTATTAATTGGTGGATGATTGAGGATAATACTCCTGAAGTTGTCACTGGATGGAATAGTGAGTTATATGATATTCCATATCTTTGTCGGAGGTTAGATAGGATTCTTGGTGAGAAGTTAATGCGTCGTATGTCACCATGGGGTTTGGTGACGGAAAGAGAGATTCATATTATGGGTCGTAGAAATATTACTTATGATATTGGTGGTGTTACTCAGTTAGATTATCTCAATCTTTATAAGAAGTTTACTTATAAGGCACAGGAGTCTTATAGGTTGGATTATATTGCCAGTGTAGAACTTGGTCAGAAGAAGTTAGATCACTCTGAGTTTGATACATTTAAAGATTTCTACACAAAGGGGTGGCAGAAATTTGTAGAGTATAATATAATTGACGTTGAACTTGTTGACCGTTTGGAAGACAAGATGAAACTTATCGAACTTGCTATTGTTATGGCATATGATGCAAAGGCAAATTATGCTGATGTATTCTCTCAGGTTCGTATGTGGGATACGATAATTTATAATTACTTAAAGAAACGGAATATAGTTATTCCACCAAAAGAAAGATCCGATAAGGACGCAAAATACGCAGGTGCATATGTTAAAGAACCGATTCCGGGAAAGTATGATTGGGTGGTTAGTTTTGACCTCAACAGTCTGTATCCTCACCTTATTATGCAATATAACATTTCCCCAGAGACCCTCCGGGAGACTAGACACGGTAGTGCCAGCGTTGAAAGGCTCTTAAATCAGGAGATTAAGATTGATGGGGATTATGCAGTTTGTGCGAATGGAGCACAATATAGGAAGGATGTGCGTGGATTTCTTCCAGAATTGATGGAGAAGATTTACAAAGATCGCACCATCTACAAGAAGAAGATGCTTGAGGCAAAGCAGCAATATGAAAAGAAGAAAACAAAGACACTTGAAAAGGAGATTGCTAGATGTAACAATATTCAGATGGCCAGAAAGATTCAACTTAATAGTGCTTATGGTGCTATTGGCAATCAGTATTTTCGATACTACAAACTGGCTAACGCTGAAGCAATTACCTTAAGTGGGCAGGTATCCATTCGATGGATTGAAAATAAGATGAATGCCCACATCAATAAGATTTTGAAAACTGATGGAGAAGATTATGTTATTGCTTCAGATACTGATTCCATTTATCTTAACTTGGGCCCTTTGGTCGAAGCTGTATACAAGGGCAGAGAGAAAACTAATGAGGGCGTTGTCAAGTTCCTTAATAAGATCTGTGAAATGGAATTTGAACCTTTTATTGAAAGTTCTTATGAAGCGTTGGCCAAATATGTAAGTGCCTATGATAATAAGATGGTCATGAAGAGGGAGAACATTGCCGATAGAGGTATATGGACTGCCAAGAAAAGATACATCTTAAATGTATGGGATAGTGAGGGTGTTCGATATGAAGAACCCAAACTTAAAATGATGGGTATTGAGGCAGTCAAATCTTCTACACCAGCACCTTGTCGAACAATGATTAAGGATGCACTTAAGTTGATGATGAATGCGACTGAGGAGGATGTAATTGATTTTATTGATAAGTGCCGTAAGGAATTCAAGACACTTCCACCAGAAGATATAGCATTTCCTAGAACTGCATCTGATGTTCGTAAGTATCAGGCATCTTCTACGATATATGCGAAGGGAACTCCTATACATATACGGGGTGCATTATTATTCAACCATTATGTTAAACAGAAAAAGTTGACTAATAAATATTCACTCATCGGTAACGGGGAAAAGGTCAAGTTTCTCTATCTTAAGAAACCGAATATTATACAAGAGAATGTATTATCCTTTATTCAGGATTTCCCTCATGAACTTGGTCTTGACAAATACATCGACTATGACCTACAATTTGAGAAGAGTTTTGTAGAGCCTCTCAAGGCAATTCTTGATGCCATAGGTTGGAATGTCGAGAAAACTGTAAACTTAGAACTATTCTTTTCCTAATGGAATTACCTATCAATCAAAAAGATTTGAAAACAATTGTAAATGCTCTTGCGTTAGGAGGTGATACTAGACTATATCATCTATTAAGGGGATATATGGTTACCGATCAATATCAAATGGATGGTAATATGATAACAGGGGAATTTAAACCAGAAGGTGTTCAGATTTTTTCAGAATCTGATGATTATCAATGTAAGCATGGGGAGTGTGACATCTAATGTTTTTTGAAAAAGTGAGTCTTGTTACTGGTGGATTTGATCCAATCCATAGTGGTCATATATCATACTTTAAAAGAGCAAAAGATTATTCTGATTATTTGGTTGTTGGATTAAATACTGAAGAATGGTTGACTCGTAAGAAAGGTCAATATTTTCAAGCATGGAAAGAAAGAGCTGAAATTATTAGACATTTGGATATGGTGGATGCTGTTATATCATGGGATGATGCCGATGATTCGGCATGTGGTGCCATTGATAAATGTCTTGATATTGCACAAGAGGTTATTTTTTGTAATGGTGGAGATCGTGGAAAAGGTAATACTCCTGAATTGGATAGGTTTCAAGATAATTCCAGAGTTATCTTTGAATGGGGTATAGGGGGAACTGATAAAATGAATAGCAGTTCATGGATTCTTAAAGATTATTTTGAGACACAACGTAAATTATTAGGTATTTAATATGGATTTTTTGAAAGAAATTGTAAAAGAGATAGGTGATGAATACACCCAAGTCGCCGCCGACATCCAAGAAAACGAACGATTCATCGACACAGGTTCGTACATCTTTAATGCAGTGGTTAGCGGTTCCATTTATGGTGGCGTATCTAGCAA